TCCAGAGTTCGTGATTCATTATGATTACATCCTTTACAAATTAATCGTGTAACTTTAGGTTTTTCGGGAACAACCTCTTTGGTCTCTGTCTCTTGAGTGGAATCTTTAGTCATTAAAGGATTTGTGGTTTTACCAGTTCCTTTTGTTTTTTCTCTTTCTTCAAGGGCATTCGCAAGTTTTGGATTTGCCTGTTGCCATTCAGAAAGATTGTTTGATAAATTGTCTAAAGATTTCGCCATACTTTGTGATGGCAGTATTACCGCTGATGTTGTAACCGCACCCAAAATCGCTACGGTCACATTTGTTAGGTTTTTAAGCATTTAAGTTAATAGAATTCGGCATCCGTATAGAAGGGGGGTATACCAACCCTCTCGGGAGGCACCTTCCACGGCTCTAGTTTTCAAGTCAAAATCTCATTATGAAAAAACCCACCTTTGGAGCGGGTTCGTGACATTATATACGATTATTTAGGGTTTGTCAAGAGATTGAGTTTCTTACATCAACTTCCTGTTCATCAGTCCACTCATTATCTTCTAAGCAAAGATAATCAATTTCTTCAGTACCTTCTGGAATATTGATCCACTCATCAAACTCAGCAGCAAGTGCCTTTGCATTTCTATGACGATCTGCATCGTGAAGAAGGTCAATTTTTTTCATTGCCCATTCACGAACTTGATTTACATAAGGATTTTCAATAGTTGATTCCAAGATGGTTTCTTCCTCTTCAATGATTTCCTCAGATTCTTGAGGTTCTTCAAAGTTTACCGGAGATTCTTCTCGTGTCAAGTAGTTGTACAGTTTTGACAGTGCTCTAAAAATTTTCATGTACTTTTTAAACTATGTATTCATCCTACCATAAGAACTCACAACATACATAGTCTTATTAGTAATACTTATATAATGACTTGGAAGTATAATAATATAGATTTTATAGAAATTCCTAAAGGTATGGAAGGGTTTGTATATCTAATTACAAATCTGGTGAACGATAAGAAATATATTGGTAAAAAGCATTTTTGGAGTCGTCAAAAAGATCGTAAGACAGGTAGAAGAAAAACTAAAGAAAGTGATTGGCAAAAATATTATGGATCTTGTGATGAACTAATTTCAGATGTGAAAGTATTTGGTGAAGATAAGTTCTCCAGAGAAATATTATATCTTTGTCCTCATAAGAAATCCATGAGTTATTATGAGACTATGGAACAATTTAAGCGTGATGTAATCTTAAGAGAAGATTATTACAATACAAATGTAGAGGGTAAATTCTTTAGTAGCGAAGTAGAGAGACTTTATGAAATAGTCCTTAAATCTTCCGGATCTTCTTAGAGACTACAACCTTATCTTAAACGGAATAAATCTATTATAACAATAAAAAAGAGGTCTTTACAAGACCTCTTTGAGTGTTTTATGATTTGGTTAATTCAAAAAATCATTTAAACTATTTTTTTCCAAGTTTTCTCAGATCTTGTCCATGCATAGTACTTCTTGGATCATCACCAGTACTCACTGTAGATGCAATCGCTTTCATCTTTCTAGCGTTTGACAAGGATCTTTGTCCAACCTGGGAATTTGGCCTGGTAAGATAATCCCTCTCGTGTTTAGCAGCCTTTGTATCTACTTTATCTTCAGGAAACTTTTTTTTTGCCTCACCAAGAATCTCTTCTCTCCACTCCTCACTCATGTTTGCCATGATTACAGTTGCAGATTCTTCTGTATCGGCAAATCCTTCATCAAGTAGATGCTCAAGAACTACATCATAGAGATCTACATCTTCGCCCAATCTACGAGCAACATCTCTAGCACCTCTTGATACCGCTCTTGCTGCACCACCGAGAAGACCTTTAGCACCTTTCTTTACTGCTGATCCTGCACCTCTCATTCTTTCCTGAGCAGCATCACTAGATGATTTAACTGCTCCTGTTGCCTTTTCTCCCGCAGATCTTACTTTTTCGGCACCTCTACCAAGTTTTGCTTTGGCGCGAGATGTTAAATCGCTGACTACTGCACCACGAAGTGCTCTACGTTTTTCTGGATCTTTTGATCTTGCAGAAAGACCAGGGCCAGGACCGCCAATCCCTCTTTTTGTTGCATATCTTGCAGCAGGAGCATCAACTGCTTTAAACTTTGCTTCCTTTGCTCCAGATTTAATATCACCAGCAGTTTTCTTTACTGCTGACTTAACATCACTTGCTACTTTTTTTACTGCACCTTTAATTCTACCAATTACCTCTGCTCTTTTCTCTTTTCTTACTACAGAAGCACCTCTAGATCTTGCCGCTGTGGCAGATTCTTCATCTCTTTTAACAGCGGCGGCACGAGCGGCGGCACTCAATCTTGCTTCGGAAAGAACTTCTTCAAAGATTTCTTCCACTTCATCAATATCGTATCCTTCGTCAAGCATACTATAAATAGAATCTTCTACGATTTCCTCTAACTCGTCATCATATAGTTCTTCAATACTCTCAAGAAGAATTGTTTCCTCAATGAGAAGTTCTTCTCTAAGGTCTTCATTATAAACAGCAGCGTATGCTTCGTAAATGTTGAAAGAAGTCATGTTAATTCTTAAGGTCTTACAATTTATATTTATTTATAAAAAAAGGGAGTTAGAAACTCCCAGTGCATTAAAGTTTAAATCCACTAAATGTATCTGTCTTAACATCCTGTTTGATCCCACCAACCATATAAGATTCAACTTCCGTTTCTTGTGGTGCAACTTGTAGACCTTTGGAGGAAATCCAATGTTGTGTCCAAGGAAGTGGATTGTTATTCGCAGCAATATCATAAACTGGTTTGAGACCAATTCCTTTCATACGACGATTTGCAATCCACTCAACATATTGCTGAAGTAGTTTATCATTCAAACCAATCATAGACCCATCTTTAAATAGATAATCTGCCCATTTCTTTTCTTCATTTACTGCACGATCAAACATTGCATAAACCCACTCCTCTTCTTCTTTTGCGATCTGTTGCATTTCAGGATCATCACCTTCTTTCCATTTGTTTAGAATGTTTTGAGTAAGTGCTAGGTGTTGATTTTCGTCTCTTGCGATGAGTGATATGATTTTCGCAGATCCTTCCATAAGTTTGAGTTCACCAAAGGCGAAACTGCAAGCAAAACTAACGTAGAAGCGAATACCTTCAAGAATATTAACGTTTGCGACTGCTCTGTAAAGTTTTCTTTTGACATCATTGAGATTTTCCTTTGCGTAAGTGACTCCCTCAAGTCTGTGCTTCCAGGATTCAGAAGCACCATAACCTTGTGCTGAATTAATGAAGTCATTATAAGACTCTGTAACGCTCTCAGCGCGTTCTAGAATACGCTCATCGCGAATAATAGTATCAAAGATCTCCGAAGGATCCGAATAGACATTCTTAATGATATAAGTATATGAACGACTATGAATCATCTCCATAAATTCCCATACAGTCATACACGCTTCCAGTTCGGGAAGAGAACAATATGGTAAAAATGCCATTCCTGGTCCACGACCCTGAATAGAATCAAGCATAATCTGATACTTCAAATTAGAAGTGTAAATATGTTTCTGTTCTGGACGAAGAGTTTGATAGTCACCGCGATCTTTCTGAAGAGATACCTCTTCGGGTCTCCAGAAATATCCAAGTTGTTGGGTAGTTAGTTTATCAAAAACAGGGTACTTATAGGAGTCATATCTTTGAACCCCCAAAGGAGCACCGAAGAACATTGGTTGCTTTTTGGTATTTACTTCTTCCGTATTAAAAACGGTCATTCCTTTAATTTTTAGTTCTTCGGGTGACATAAAATTGTAATGCATACTTTCTCTTTGATTAATTTGAACTCAATTCACCCTAACATATTTAAGGTTTTAAATTGTTATGAAACTTAGATTGTACAACTTTCACATGCTTCTTCATCAGAACTCATAATATCATTTAGGAGAGATTGAAGTTCTGGTTTTGATTCCTCAACTACCTCATCAGTCTTGATATCATAAGTGTTTTGATAGTAAGCAGTCTTATGTCCTAACTTAAAACAAGTGAGCATATCCTGCGCCATTATGCTAACAGGAACTTCATTATCGGCATAATTTTCTGGGTTATACGACCAGTTTCCAGAAATCGCCTGATCAAAGAACTTTTGCATAACTGCAACAATATTAATATAACCACGATTGCTAAGCATATCCCACAATAGCGTATAATTGTTCTTAAGGGTTTGATACTGGGGTACAATTTGCTTAAGAGGACCTTTCTTTGATTTTTTAATGGACAAGTATCCACGAGGTGGTTCAATTCCATTGGTTGCATTTGACACAACGGAACTGCTCTCCGAAGGCATTTGTGCCGACAATGTTGAGTGTCGGAGACCATGTTCCAAGATAGATACCCTAAGAGATTCCCAATCATGTTGAAGACTTACTGATGAAACTTGATCTACATCTTTTTTATATGTATCAATTGGAAGAATACCATCAGCATACTTAGTACGACCAAAGTATTCACAATGACCTCTTTCTTTAGCAAGTTGATTTGATGCTTTTAGAAGATAATACTGAAAGGACTCAGAAAGACTGTGAACGGCATCCCATGCCTCTTGTGAGTCGTAGTTGAACCCAAGTTTAGCAAGGTAATGAGCAAGACCAATATAACCGATTCCAAGGGATCTACGACGCTTGGTAAAGTTCTCTGCTGCCTTCACAGGATAGTTTTGATAGTCAATAATTTCTTCCAGAGAACGTACAGAAAGATTACAAAGTTCTTCAAGTTCCTCATCAGATTTTACTTTACCCACATTGATTGCTGAGAGAATACAAGTAGCAATCTCTTGAGGACCATCATCATCAATATGGTGAATTGGTGTTGTAGGTTCCGTAATTTCTTGGCAAAGGTTTGACATTGTAATCTGGTCCTTATAAGAACTATGAGAATTACAATGATCTATATTCATAATATAGATTCTACCTGTTTCCGCACGTTCTTTGAGGAGGTTAAGAATAAGGTCTTGTGCTTTAATAGTTTTCTTTGGAGTGGAAGAATTGTTCTCGTATTGAACATACAGATCGTCAAATTTGTCTGTTCCAAAAGAATCATAAAGTCCAGGAACATCATGCGGAGAGAACAAAGTGATTTGACCGTCTTGAATAAACCTTTCATAAAAAATCTTGCTAAGTTGAATTGAATAGTCAAGTTTACGAACACGATTATCTTCAGTTCCTTTATTATTTTTAAGAACTAAAATGTCTTCTATTTCTTGATGCCAGATTGGAAAATGGACTGTAGCTGATCCACCACGGATTCCATTTTGCGTACAGCATCGTACAGTTGATTCAAACTTTTTAAGGAAAGGAACAACGCCAGTGTGCTGAACTTCTCCACCTCTGATTTTAGAGTTGATACCACGGATTCTGCCTGCATTGATACCAATTCCTGCTCTTTGAGCAACATACCTACCAATTGCCATATCACTACTGAAGATACTGTCAAGGGTGTCATCAACATCAACAAGAACGCAACTTGCAAATTGACGAAGTGGGGTTCTAACACCTGCCATGATTGGTGTGGGAATGTTGATCTTATGTTTGGAGATTGCGTCATAATACCTCTTGACGTATGACATTCTGGTTTCTTTTGGATACTCTGCAAATATAGTCAGAGCAATCATCATGTACATGAATTGTGGTGTTTCATATACTCCACCACCACTACGATCTTGAACCAAATACTTATCAACTACTTGACGCAAACCTGCATAAGTGAACAAATAGTCTCGTCCGTGGTCAATATAAGAATCAGCACGTTCAATATCTTCTTTTGAATATTTGTTAAAAATATCATTATCATATACTTCATGATTAACACACTGATAAATGTGTTGCTCCAAAGTAGGAAGTTCCTTCATTCTTCCATAAAGTTGCTTACGCACAGAAAATAAAAGAAGACGAGCAGCAACGAATTGATAATTAGGATGATCCAAGTCAATCAAATCACTTGCACTGCGAATAAGAATTTCTTGAATTTCTTGAGTAGAAATCCCACTATAAAATTGAATACCTGAGGTCATCTCAACTTGACTTGCAGAGACCCCTGCAAGACCCTTACATGCCTCTTCAACCATCAAGTGCATCTTATCTAGGTCAAGAGATTCAATTAGATTATTTCTCTTGACTACTTTTGTTCCATTGCTCATATTTTCTTCCAGGTAGTAAATTTAAGTTTTGCTTCTAAACCAGAATAAGTATTAGACTCTATCACAGACTGAACATTAAGTCCAGATAAAACCATGTCGTTAATATCCTTTTCTTTAATTGTTTCAGGCCAAATCACGACTCTTTCTGAATTATCAATGCATTTTGCGATTCGCTTATGAATCTCTGCATTACGAGGTTCGTTATCGTATATCCAAACCCGATTGTAAATATTCCACTTATCAAGATCACCATCAGCTCCACAAAGAGCAATTGAGTTTGAAATGAAAGTGGAATCAAAAGGGCCTTCTGTGATGTAAACAGTTTTGTTCTTTTGGACTTCATCAAGACCATAGATTTTTGGTGCATCATCATCAAGCATTATAGTAATATATTTAATAGACTTTGAATTTAGAGATCTTCCTTGAAGTCCTACAAGTTTATTATTATAAAATAATGGTATTACTATTCTAGATTCTTCATATTTTAAGTCTGGAAATGTATGTTGTATTGAGTTAACCCACGATTTAAATTTTTCACTGTAATAAAATTTATTAGGATTTAATTTTCTACTTTCAAGATACTTTTTTGCTTCTTCATTTTCTGTAGATCTTGGGAGATTTAACTTAGCTTGAAATTTTGGTTTTTCAAAATGAAATTTGGGTTCTTCAACTACAAAATTTTTTCCAGTATTTCCAGTTTTAAATTTATCAATAGAATACTGACGATGTAAAATGGGATCTACTTGTTTAAGAAAATTATTAAACGATAAATTAACACCACAATTATGACACTTATAATTTGTGTTATTTTTTATGTTATAAAAATATCCCCTTGCCTTTGATTTATTTTTTTGCGAATCTCCACAAATAGGACAACGGCAATTGTAAAGACTGGGTTTTACCTTCTTAAACTTTTCCAACCGAGTTGACAAAAGATTGATAAACTTATCATCAATCAAATCCATAATTAGTTTTTAATATTCTCCTGTATTATAACAGGTGCTGATGCTGGAGTCAAGAACTTTCCAACAAGAGAGGAATGATTGATAACAAAGGAAAGGGCGGCAACTACTCCAACTCCAACCCAAATACGCTTTTCTATTTCCTGTATTCTAGACAAAACTTTGTTATGATCGCTGTCCATTTTATCACGGAGTTTGTCAATTTTTGCAAATAATATTTCGTCCGTAGTTTCTTGTTTTGCAATTTTTTGCTCATGAACGGCAAGCATTTTTCCTACGTTAATGTTTACTTCGCTTAATTTTTCAATAGCATCATCTATTTTGACTACTACATCCTTCAAATCAACAAGTTTTTGTTCTAACACTGCTATCTTTACGGATTCTTCTGACATGTGATGGGAATTTGGTAAGTTTTGTATTCTATAACTCACCTGTACATAGAATAAACTTCTATTAATTCTATTTATATTTGAGTAATCCCAAAGATTTCATCCAATCTTTATATTTTTTTGATACAGATCTACCATCAATATTTCCATTTCTTCTCCTTTTAAATCCAATTACAGGATCAAATGTTGCAATATTGCCACTGCTAATATTATTAGTTGGCAATGAAGACGCCATCATATTTTCTCTTATTAACTCTATTATTCTTTCAATTCTTTTCATTTGAAAGTCCTTGTAATTCGTTCATACAATATTCATCAACTTCTATATCATGAATGTAACATTTTGGATAATCTGGAAGTCTATTTAAAAACAAAATAAAAGTTTTCATAGAAGACCACAAGTCAGGTTCAATTTTATAAAACAACATAGGAGTTGTTGCATCACCAAAAATATTATACAGAACAATAAAGTGGTTTATTAGTAAATGGGTTTTTAAAATTCCAGTGGATTTATATCGTTTTAAAAGTCTTTTAATATACTTAAAATGATTTAAATCTTTATGGAAATCTTCCTCAGTAACCGCCTGAGGATTTTCATAATGTTTAATTGCAAAGAGAACAAAAGTTTCTTCATTCAGTTCATTAAATATCATATTTTATTAAGGATTAGCAAATATTGCATCATCATCAGCATCTCCTGAAGAATTATAAGTTGTAGCACCGGTAGTAATTCCTGACATTGCAACAAGAGTTTCTGACTTAACTCTTAGATTTCCATGCATATCAGTATAAGTATGTATTCCAACCCAACCAGCATGAATACCACCATATTGAGTGGAAAGTCCGGAGGCTCCAGGTGCTAGTGTTGTAATTTCAAGATTATCAACACCATAAACTTCATGCTTAGGATTTGCAGAATATAAATATGAAGAATCTTCAAGAGTAAATATTGGTTTTTCAGAAATTGAATAAGCAACTCCAGAAATAACTGCTCCACTTAAAGATTGAGTTTTCGCAATTGAAATAACAGTATTGGATGTAATTGCGGAAATTACTGCCGAACCAAAAGTCCCACCTGCTCCAATTGTAATTACATCACCAGTGGAAATACCGGCCGCGGTGAACGAAGTACCGGATCCAGTAATAGTTTTTGCAGTGTAGTTTACTGTTACTGTTCCTACCGAATAAAGACTATCTGCAGTTCCCCAGAGTGCCATTCTTTTTACCTTTTACTAATTTTTTTGCTATGAGTATTTATAAAAAATGAGGAGTTTAAATTCTCCTCATTTAACAACTTATTTAATTATGATCTCAGGGAGTTGGATCTATACCACCCTTCTTCTTAGTCATTTCTCTGACTTGAAGAATTACAAAAGAAACAAGACCATTTGATTTGAATGCTGGAATAGAACCAAGAAACTCAGAAAGAATGAGAAGAACGGTTGCTACGGCTGCCTCGTTTGCGAGTACCCAAGCCCAGATTGCTGCTACTGACATAATTTACCTCGTGTGAAGAGTATCCTATATTATTTAGAATCAATCATATTTAGAACCTGGACGTTGATCTCTTGCTCTTTTTTCAATGCCACGACGAGTATCTAATATGTGCTTTGGCGATTGTCTTCCAGAACCAGGTTCACCAGCAGCAACAGGTATAACTTTTCCAGTACGATCTTTCGGTTGTTGCCTTGAACCGCCATATTTAAATGGTGGTTTATTTCTTGCAGCAACTTCAGGATTTCCACCTGTTACAGATTTGCGAAGAGTTGTGAATTTCTTTCCAGTTTTTTCAGCATATTTTGTCAATTCATCAATCACATTACCTTCTGGTTCATAAGATTGATTTTGTAGTTCAGTATTTTGATTTTGTTGTGGTTTCTGTTGACGGACAGTTTTTTGACGAATATTAGAAAGTCTTTGCTCAAGAGATGCCTTCTGTTTACGAAGATTTAATTCCTGAGGACTTAATGTTTGTGTTTCAAAATCTTCACCGATTTTTTCTCTTGCATTATCAGTTTGTATTTTTCTAGTCTCCCTCTGCCTGCTTTCAGTATCAGTGCGGCGATTAGGTCTTACTCTAGCAATCGCTTCAGTTACTTTTTTTGGAACTTCGCTGTGAGGAGTTGATGCAAA